TTACGCTTGTATCAAGCTGCTTTTCATGTACACGAAAGATGTCACCTCTGCCACTGGCTGTGTCACCTGTCGCGCCATTCTCTCCCTGAAAGTAACCAGCAGATCTAAAACTAACAGCACGTTCAGAAAAACCACGGTATACGACATACACGTTGTTGGTGCCAGAAGACGGGGCGGCGTCAAAGGTTAGTGAGGTGCCGTTAGCAACGTAAGACTTGCCAACACCCGGCTCCTGTTGAATGTTGTTTACAAAAACTTCTATATCTTCAGACACGTTCACGGCCCGGTTCAGTGTAAACAAGGTTGTTGAACCATTGCCGCTGAAAAACTGACTGGTTGGAGTTGCTATGGATTTTGCGGGTGCGCCGCCTAAATATGACATTAGATTCTCCTACCCGACCAAATGTCCACTAAAAAGAAAATTAGCACCTACACTAGTATCATTCGTAACTTGAAAACTTACTTTAAGAACTTCGCCTGCAATAAGCTTTCTGGTCTGAGAAATAATTAAATTAGCACTCTGCCCACCCTCTGGATCGTCACGAACCGTATCAGCAGCCAAAGCAGTTCCGTTTTCATACAACTTCATTATTACGTTATTAGCAGCAGAATAGTTACTAGTGCCACTATGCTGCACATTTATCTGATATATACCACCCACAGGAACGGTAAACGTACCAGCAGTAAGATCAAAACCACTACTCCCACCAGCTAATGTGTTGCCGTATTCTGTAATAAATGTTTCAGTCGTAAAATCACGATTTGTATAATTCCTACTTACACGAAATGCTATGTCCTGTATTGCTCTAGATATAGGCATCAGGTGATCTCCAGCACCGACAACGTCACATCTGCGGCTGAGGCCTGACTTGCATTGATTCTCAAAATATCACTGGCATTCATGACAATCTTCTGATCTCCGCCCACCGCAACAAGAGATGAACCAACAGGCACAATTGCCGACTTAACAATGTGAACATTGTCTCCATCGTTGTTTATTAACTGTACGTTTACTGTAATAGAGGCGGTTAGAATGTTTGCTATATTTAAACCAATAATGGTTGTCTCTGTAGAGGCCGGACAAGTATAAACATCTGCGTTTGCCGTTCCTACCGCAGTGTCTGTGAATGTTTTAAATGCATTTGCCATGTCATCATCCTAATGCTATTGCGAATGCCAACGCATTCGGATCTTGTTCTGTAAAACCTTGTATGTTGTCACTGGCGTCCAAGAAAGCCATTTTCTCTGCTGGGATAGTACAAAAGATTGTGCGAGTCCCAGAACCCCAGCTGATCTTTCCATCACCGAATGTAAGAGCAGTATTATCAGATAGTGTGACAGCAGAGCTAAGAACAATGGCACTTTGGCTAGATACAGAATTTACTGTTATAACTCCTGTGATACCTGTGCCTCTAACCCTCATGCCTGCGGCTACAGTTCCGCTATTTCCATCTAACGCAACATTAGCAGAAGATGTAACGGCACCATTTACTAAAGCCGTAGCTGTAGAGCCGCTACTTTCAAACACTGTGTCTCTGGAGAGCGTTGTGCCGGATGCAGTATATGTGCCAAGGCCAACCTCAAAGTCCGTTCCATCTGTGCATGAATAATAGGTGGTATTGCCATTACCTATCGCAGCAAAAGAGTCAAAACCCGTCAAGGCACCAGCAAGAGTTAATGTGCCAGTACCTGTAGTCGAGGTAGTCTCTTTCACACGGTCTTTGATTACAAGTGCCATCAGTAACCTTACTTCAGTTCGATACTAAGGTTTCCACCGTTGATACGGAAGATATCTCCCGATGCAATAGTTTTTGAAACATCAAGCGCACCGATGAAAAGCGTATTTGATCCATCAAATTTTAACTTAGTGTTATCTGCTATGGTTTGAGCGCTGCTTATTGTTATGCTTGTTTGACTGACAACGTTAGTAACTGTAACTTTCCCACTTATTCCAGTACCAGTAACAATATCACCAACCGCAACTGTCCCAACATTTCCATCTAATGTAACGCTAGTTCCAGAACTAACGGCACCATTAACCAGAGCTGTTGCAAAGTTTTTATCAGAAACAAAAGCGTGAGTCACAGTGTAGTTTGCAATACCGCTAGATGGAGCAAACTCAATGTTATTATCATTAATAATACGCTGTGCATCAGAAATCACCGCCGTGCTTTGTGCATGACTTGTTGGTGCTGAGGTTCCGTCTTGTGATCTTGAACATCCAGTTAAAATACTAGTTCCGGTAAAAGTCAACGCAACGTCATCTGCCAAGGTCACAGACGTATCTAACACAAGAGCTGTTTGACTAGTGACAGTTGCTACTCTAACAGTCCCAGAGATTCCTGTTCCTGTGACAACCATGCCCTCTGATATTGTTCCAGAGTTTCCATCTACAGCTACTGATGTTGCGTTCGTAACTGCGCCATTAACGGTTGCTGTGGCAGTTCCATCCTTGCCTGTGTAGTCAATAATTTCATCGCCTATTACAACGGTTCCAGACGCTGGGAACGCTTCGGCGTCAGTTAGAACAAGAGTTGTGTCAGCTTGAGCAGCGGCTACAGCTAAAGTTGTTGTAGACTGTTTCCAATTTGCCGCAGTTACATGTTGACGGGTATAATCAGCATCTTGAGTAAAGATATTTACCTCTGTGAGATTGCTGTTTTCAGCATTAGCCACAGCAGTTGCCAAACCAACATATATACTGTTGCCCGGCGTAGCAAAGGACAAAGAATTATTCTTGAAAATAAAATCAAGAATCCTTCTCTCTAGATATGTGGTTGCCGCATTTGATGTTGCCATCTTTCTACTCCTTATGTACGAGGTCTATTGGGAAGACCCTGTCTGTATGCGTCATCGTTTTCCCTCGCCTCCGCAAGGTCTTTCAGTCTTGATAGGCTCTCTTGGAAGCGCCCTTCATACATGGATATAACATCCTGTTCGCCCTTCATGTAAATATACGCCTCTATTAGAGATCCGTAAAGAAGGGCATTAGAAGCATTGCTGCTCAACCATGTATACTCGCTATCTTGACCAGCGGTTAAACTGGCAGGACGATAATAATAATGAAGCTCTACATCGTAGGCTTGGTCTGGTGTCGGTCCTAATATAAAATTAGCCTGAACATTGCCAGCGGCAGCGGTGGCTGTAGCGTCAAATAGACTGTAGTATTTTGGCTTCGCAGTTGACGTTCTGACTGGATAAGCCTCTCTAATGAAATTTACATCCTTTTCAATCAGAAAGCCTTCACTACCAGATGTTTTTATGAACAAAGAAAAGGGAGCCAAAAAATCTGAAGGAGTTGATAGATACTCATCATTAGCAGATGTTGTTGATGTAGCATTTTTTCTAAAGTTTTCTAAATCAACATTTACAATTATTCTGTCTTCCGCAGATCTTATGAAGTTTGGAAGATTAGTAACAAAGCTGGTCTCATCATTCTCTGAGAAGTCTTGTATAGCTTGTTTAAGTTCTGAGTATGAATAAGCCATTTATGCCTCTCATGCTAAAGGTGTGACAGGACCAGCGCTTGCTAGTGGTCCTCCACCGCTTATGCTTCCAAATGTAGCAGATCCAGAAACGGTTACTGTATAAGTGTCTGAGTCAACTTTTGTTATAGAATACCCTACAGCAAGCTCCATTACCGCCTTTGTTATACCATCAAAGTTTTCTACACCCCTAAATCTGACGGTATCTGAGGTTTCTCTGCCATGGTTTACCTCTTTCACAGTTATTACCCCAGATCCTAAATCCCCTGTAGTAAAAGGGTTATTGCCTAAAAGAGATATAGATTCTGGCTCAGTCCTGTCAGGTCTGGCATCCGCCAGAGATTGAGGATCATCCACACGAACTCTACCTAGGAAGTTCTGCGGATGATCTATATCTACAACGTCTTTACCCACTCTGAGGCCAGTTTTTATTCCGTTACTGACCTCAAAGACAAGATCCTCCAGCTTATAACGAAAGCCAGTTCGATCACAAAGACCGTATGAATATTTACCTCTAGCAGTAGCCATATCTAAATAAAGTTACCTGTAACTTTCTCAACCTGATCTTGTGAACTTCCTACCTTTTGTGGCTGCTCCACCACCGCGCATAACTCCACCTTTAGCCATGCCCTTCTTCTTCATTATTCCGCCTTTGGCATAACTTTTCTTTTTCATCATTCCGCCTTTGGCGTAGCCCTTTTTCTTCATGGCACCGCCTTTTTTCAATACCATAGGTGGATTTTTCTTTTTATTTCTATTTTTTCTTTTGGCGGCAGTATCACGATCTAAAGCACTCATTACTGGTTTGCTTGTTCCGCCGTACACACCCTTCTTTTTCGCTGTTTCCTGCGCCCTTTTCTTTGCGCCACCAGTTGGCATCTTAATGCTTTGTCCAACACGAATTTCATTGGCGTTTTTGATTCCGGGGTTAGCCGCCATTAAAGAGGAAAGGGTAAGCCCTTTTGACTTAGCAATCTGAGACAGGGTGTCACCTGACTTAACCTTTACAGATGAGGGCCTCTTTTTAGGTAGCGGCGTGGCTGAAGGCTTATTTTTAGATGCAGGAGCTTTATTAGCAGCCTTATCGTCCGCTCTACGATCTACATTCACTTGCCCTAGATTACTTAATCTGGTTGCTGTCCTAGCTATTTTATTTGCAATATCTGGATCATTAACGGTTCGACCGCCTTTGGCGTAGCCCTTCTTCATCATACCGCCTTTTTTCATGCCCTTTTTCTTCATGCGACCACCAGCAGCCATTTTGCCCTTGCCGTCAGCAGCAAAGAATGGAACTTTTTGACCCTTGTCATTGGTGACCATCTTGAGCTTGCCACCCTTTGCCATGCCTTTTTTCTTCATAGCGCCACCTTTGCGGTAGCTTTTCTTCTTCATAGCCATATTAACCTCCTAGGTAAAATGTATCGTATGGCACGAACTTGATTGATGATGAGTCTGTATCCTCAGCGGCAGCTAATTCAAACTGAAACTCATACTCTTGCTTCAATGGCTGCACCCTAGCCGCTACCTCTGGCTTCTTCATTGCAATGTAATAAGCCAAACCAGCCACTAAGCATGGGACAAATCTCGGAGGAACATCGGCTGTAGTGCCTATTCCAGACGAGACGCCAGAGATTCCACGAAGTCGGAAAAACGAGAGATTGTACGTGCTAACATCCGGCACAGGCCAGAGAGTGACGCTAACAGCCGTTGCTTGACGATCAACAAAGATTTGAGAAGGTCTTCCTTGAGTATTTTTAGAAGACTGCTGTGCATACGTTGAAACGCTGATACGCTCCAAGTTTGTATCCACCTGACTTGTACCTGTACCCGTTCTAATTTGATGCTCAATGAGGTCAATAGTGTCGGCAGGCATTGTGTAAGTTGCTTGACCAGCTGTAAGGGCTTGCGTACCGCTTGCAATAGTCCAGAGATTAAGGCCACGATTTTGCCACTCCAAAGTTAGTAAATTTAAACTGCGCCGAACTGTCTTTAGATCATATCCTGTCTTCATTTGAAGACCCGCACGTTCAAATGCCTCTTCAAATATTTCAGGTAAATCTGGCGTTACTACAGACATTATCTAACCTTCCTGTGCGGCTTTACTTTAGCTCGTATCTTTTTAGGCTGCTTTGAGAATTGCTTACCAGCTTTAGTTGCTTTTCTTTTAGCACGGGTGGTAGCCGCGTATTCTTGCGGCGAAAGCGACTTGATAGCAGAGGCTGGTAAGTAACGCTCACCAGTGGCCTTTGGTCCCTGTGTAGAGGGCTTGCCACTTTTTGTTCTCCATTTTTGTTTGGTCCAAGACTTCAAACTTCTTTGTGACTTTTTTAACGCCATAAAGTTACCTGTAACTTTCTACAATACTTTGACCACTAGCTATAGTTATCATCATAACAATAAACAAACCCACTGTAAGCAGCAGTGCCAATATTATTAATAAACCCTGTTTTAAGTTTTCCTCAAATTCCTTCTGCTTTTTTATTGCTTCTTTCTTTGCAATTGCTGCCGCTTCCTTTGCCTGTTGTATTCTTTTAGCTCTTTCATCAACTATGCTTTTCCACGTTCC